TGTCGGTTGGCATTGCCACAGCAATTTTTGTAGATGCGGATTGCGGGAAATTTCTTGGCAACCAAGCAAATATTCGAACGCCTCCGATGCCAACCAGCCACCCCAGTTGCGACTGAATCCCGCGCCGAGTAATAGAATGTTTTGCATACTGGCCTCGAGTTGCTTGGTTGCCGGATGGGCGCCTATTTCCGAACAGGCAATTGCCCGTTGTCGATGAATCGATCGAATGCGTCATGCGTTTCTTCGTCTTCCCATCCGGTGCGTTGGAAGGTGCGCGGCGGAGCCGACTCCAGCATCAGCAATGACAGGACCCGATTGCCTTTGGCATAGGTGTGCTTGAGTTCTCTCAGGCGTATGTCGTTGGCTTCGCTCGTGCACCACGCACTAGCTGGCATGTCCACACCATCCCATTCCTGAGCGATTTCACCATCGGCGGCCAACGTGCCAACAAGGGGCTCCTGCGGATCTCCTGTTTTGCGCAGCCGCACGCGCGTGCGCCTCGCGTCACCACTGGGCCATTGGTACTTCAAATATCCGTGGTCCCAATAGACCAGGACGGCGCGCTGCTCGGTGTATTTGACCAAGCGAATGCACATCGCCTCGAGCGATACACCGAAATCCTTGGCCAGATCGCTGAGGAGATGGATGTCGATGCGTTTGCCATCAATGCGATTCCGCAGCATATTGCCGGGTATCAGCAGGTTGCTGGCGAAGTCGTCGGCCTCGCGTTCGATTGCTTTGAGCGTGTCGATGCCGGTGTACACGCTCTCCTTATCGCAGTTGAATGTCGTCTGTGTCGCGCGGTGCAGAACAAAATGCCCCAGTTCATGAGCGACAGTGAACCGCTTGCGTTCGGGGCGGGCTTTTGGGTTTACGAAAATTCCCCACTCCGCGTGATTTTCCCGATTGCGGACCAGCGCACCCTCACTGGCGTTCCAGGTCAGAGCGGCGGGCTCCTTGATTGATGTGCCACGACCAAACGGAGTGTCGGGCAGCATCTGCCTGACCAGATCCAAATCAATGGGTAACGTGAGGCTGCCCATGGCATCCAACCAGTTCAGGATCTTGGCCGCAGCCTTGAAACTGTTCAGCGGTGCCGTGTCACTCAAGCGCCCTCCGCGTCGGAGCCCTTGTTGCCGAACATCAGCTTCATGGCGTCCCGGTAGCGCCTCTTTTCTTCTTCGCTCATCCCGGCGTACTCCCGGAAAAAAGCGACATCAGCGCCGCTAGCCTGCGTGACCTCACCGATTGGCTCACCCAGCAAGTCCTCCACCTTCACGCCGAGCAACTTGCCGATGTCGTTAAGACGTTCAGCAGTGGGGCGCTGGCCTTCGCGCATTTCCAGCTCCCAGACATAACCTTTGCTGCAGCCGACGGCATCTGCCACTTGTTGGAGCGTGAGGCCCTTGGCCTCACGAAGTTGCCGTAACCGTATTCCGAAAGGACTTGGCATGTGCGTAATCACCTTGAATTAGCCAAAAAGTATAGCAAAAAGGGCCAATTCATTGAACAAGTGCCTTGTTGATTGACAAGCGGGCGTGCGGGTATAGAATCTTCCTTGTATTTTTTTGCATGACTTTATTCGCTATGTGGCCTATTTTGTGTAACTAGTCGCCGACGGCAGCACCGCAAGGTTCCCGGTCTTGATTCCAACGACGACATCCTGAAAGGACCGAGTATGAAACTGACCTACGCTGACGCGCTGCTCAATCTGCCAGTCGACGCGACGCTGCGCACTTACCTCAACAACCAGGGCATGGTGTTCCCGCCAGACTTTGACTGGACCGATGACCCTGACACCTCCAACCGGCTGATCGAGGCGATCCAGACCTACCCCGACAGCGGGGTGCGCGACAAGATCGTCGCCGGATTGCATGTCAGCATGCAACTGGCGCACCCTCGTGGCAAGCAGGCGATGTTCCAAGCCACTACGACGAATAGCGCGGCCCTGGCCAATTTCGTCAGTTGCCAAAGCGACATCCACCGCGCGTTTTGGCTGTACGTCCACCACATGGACCTGTTTGAGCAGGCGGCGGAGACGGAGTATGTGGACAGCCATACTCAGCAGGCGCAGCAGCATGACCTTGGAATCAAGGTCCCGGTGCGCCGTGACCCGGCATCCATGGCGGCTTTCTGCGAAGCCATCAAAGGCTTCTACCAAAAAGAACTCGGCTGTGGCGAGGTCTGCGTTGCACACTTGCTGGACCGTGCCCAGGGCACGCAGCTCGTGACGGTGCACGCTAAAGACCAGGCCATGATACGGCTGGAGTTCGACGGCCCCACACTACAGCGCCGTGTCGGCAGCCCCAACATCCACATGACCCTGGAGTACTCGGATGCCACCGGCGTGGTCCGCACATTGATTCGCGGTGGTGCGAAATATCATGAGATGCTAGCCCAGGCTTTCGCCCTTCATCTGCTGGGTGTGGACGTGACGGCGCAGCGGATCAAGCCACCAACGCTGGACCTGTCGACGTTGAAGCTTGGTTTCCAGGTTTCGCAGGCGGCGGCCGACGGTTTTGTGTCGCTGCAGGTCAAGTCGATCACCTTGATGAGCCCGGACACCCACCTCAAGGCAGAGTTCACGGCGATGGCCACCAGCGGGCATGAATGCGTTACGGAATTGATCGCCGAGAAGTTCGAGCATGACAATCCGCTGGCGCGTCACTGGCTGGTGACCGCCGCCACCATCAACCTCTACTATGCGCCACCACCGGGTAAACAGCGCTGCCCCGTCGTGACCGTTGAAGTTACACGTCGTGGTCGTCTGAACTTGCACAAGTTCAACGAACAACTGCGCGCTCAGTTGGAGGGCTATCTCGTGCAGATCGGCATCCTGCAAGAAACGCAGACCTTGTCGGCGCAAGCAAGCGCGCCCGGGGAGCGTCCGGACTTGATTGATGAGCGCGCAATTGAGCAAGGCCAGTAACGCGACAACCTGGGCGCTTGCGTGCCGGCTCTTTGGTAACGAGGAGCCGACACTCGAGTCTGCGCTGTCAGACCCCGAGCGCGGGGCGCTGGCCGTGCTGCGCGAAATCCACGCGGTGAAACAGCGCCAACCTGACCTCAGGTATGTGCTTTGCCCTTACTGTCAATTGCATCGCGGTCAGGTCGTTCAATCTGCCACCGGTCTCGTATGTCAGTGTCCAGACTGCGGATCTGTGTCGGTGGATGCGATTGATCGGCATGCGTGGTTATTCGACCCCGATTGGCTGATCCGCAAACTGCGCGGAGCACTCAACGTGCCTGCGCAGCAAGGCGCAGTCCCTGTAGTCAGCGGCGTGTGGAAACTGGGCGTATATCAGCGCCGTCCAGTCATCCTGTCCCGCAGCCTGGATCTGTTGCTACTGCAGCCATCGCTCTTGGCGCGCCCACGCAGCGCGGCAGTGCCCTGGCTGATCGCGCCCAAGCCACTGCGCGATATTGGTCATGATCCACTTGCTGGCGCTGCAGAGTGGCTGCCGCTGGAAGAACGATTCACGCTGTACGGTGGCAACCTCAGTTTCATGGAGCCAGGGACTGCCCCGGATGATCCTGTTCAAGCCGAAGCGGTCGAGGCGGTGAACGGGCCGTTCTCAGCTGATTTCAGGTGGGTGCATCTGGAAGGTGAATCCGTGCCGATTGCATTGTCAGCAGCGCATGCCTCTGTGTTCGGTGCGTTCTGGCAATTTGGTGGCCAGGAACAGGAAGCTCACAGCGTGATGTCGCGTGCCGGCCTGACGAGCGACAAGCCCATCGACGTATTCAAGGTCAAGACCAAGAACAAGGGAGACCCCAAATATGAAGGGCCACTGCGCGCCTACCGGGCGCTGGTGAAAACCAATCAGCGCGCCGGCACCTACGCCATGCCATGTGCGGCAAAAGTGACGTCCTGATTTAGCCATCCATCCCCACAAGACGGCGAGCCACCACGGCTCGCCGTTTTCGCTTATGCGGTCACTGGCGAACTCGATCTTCCAGGCTGGTTCGCCAGCAAGTGCCTTAACAGTTCGCCACCCAAATTTTGAAATAGCAGCGTTGTTCCTCACCTTACTGAAAGGGGTATCAATGCTGCAATCAACATCAGCAAATCGCGGTCCATCAGCCACTCTGGCGATGTCCGCACCGATGGCTCCGCACGAGCGGCGCGTGCTTTCTGAAAACGAACTGGCGCAGCGCTGGGGCGTGAGCCCCAAGACCTTGCAACGCTGGCGCTCTGAAGGACGTGGCCCGCACTATCTCAAGCTCTCCAAGCGGGTGACCTATCCGCTGGAAGTGGTGACCGAGTACGAGCACAGCGCGCTGCATGTCTCGACGTCCGAGCGTGCGGCCAAGTGAGGCCGAGATCATGACAACTTCTCACACCTCACCGGTCCACATCGAGCAGGCCACGCCGCTTGCCGAAATGAGCGTGGCGCAGATTGCCGCGCTGCCCCATGCGCAATTGCAAGAAGCGCACATCAACCTGCTCAGCCTGCAGTCGATGGTTAAGGTGGTCCTGGATCGCATGCATACCGCGCTGGACCAGCGCTACGCAGCGCAGGCCCAAGCAGTGCGCCTGGCCAACGGCCGCGACTTTGGTGTCTGCCACCTGAATGACGGCGATCTGCGCATCACCGTCGATCTGCCAAAGAAGGTGACGTGGGACCACGCGCAGCTGGCGGGCACGGCCGCACGTATCGCTGCCGCTGGCGACAAGGTCACCGACTACATCGACGCCGACTACTCGATTCCCGAGAGCCGGTTCAACAACTGGCCGCCCGCGCTCAAAGAGCAGTTCGCCCAGGCTCGCACCGTCAAACCCGGAAAGCCGAGCTACCGGCTCGCCCTCGTACAGGAGAACCTCGATTGAAAACCCCGTCCTTGCACCAATCCCTTCAGGCCAAGCTCGGCTCCTACGCTGGCGAGCACCTGGTCACCACCCTGCGCTACCAGGACCAGTATGGAAACAGCGTCGAAAAGCCCCTGCTCGATGCGACCCTGGATGAAGTGGCGTTCGCCATTCAGACCCTGGGTGCCGAGGGCAGCGCTATCCATCGGGTCCGCAGCGCGCTGGACAGTCTGTACAACCTCGCGCGTGACCATCGCTGCCTTGGTCAGGACACGGTCGCCGTGATCGCAGCGGAGGTGACGAAATGAACCAACTCGTCGCCTTCAGCTTTGAGTCTAACCATGTGCGCGTCGTTCTGGACGCCAACATGGAGCCGTGGTTTGTCGCGGCCGACGTGTGTTCTGCACTTGAATTGCCGGAAACCCACAAAGCCATCGCCCGTCTGGACGACGACGAAAAGGGTCGGAATTCAATTCCGACCCCTGGTGGCAGCCAGGAAATGTCGGTGGTCAACGAGTCCGGTCTCTTCAATCTGGTACTTGGCAGCCGCAAGCCCGAGGCCAAGCGCTTCAAGCGCTGGGTCACTCACGAAGTGCTGCCGTCAATCCGCAAGACCGGGTCGTTTGCGTCAGCCGGGGCAGCTGCTGGATTGCCCGCGCTGACGCAGGACAAGGTAAACGCCATCCTGTCTATCGGTGAGGCCATCGCTCGGGTCCCTGGCGTGAAGCCCGGAATCGCCATGGCGGCGACGCTGACCGTGATTCATGAGAACACTGGCCTGGCGGTCGAATCCCTACGTAAGGTGCTGCCGGCGGCGAACGAGCCGATCTGCAGTATGAATCCCACACAGGTTGGTGAACGGGTCGGCATGTCGGCGCGCGCCATCAATTCGCGGCTGCAGTCCCTGGGCTTTCAGTTCAAAAACGACCGCGATGAGTGGGAGCTGACGGAGGCGGGCCAGCAGTGGGCAGAAGCGCTGCCGTTTTCGCGCAACGGGCATTCCGGCTACCAGATCCTCTGGAATCCGGCTGTGACCGATCTGATCCGCGAGGTGGCGTGATGACACTGCCAATCATCTCCGCCGAAGAACGGCTCAAGGAACGCCACAGCGCCAAGGTCGCATTGGTCGGTCCAGCCGGGGTGGGCAAAACCTCCCAGCTGCGCACGCTGCCAGCCGACACCACGCTTTTCGTGGATCTCGAGGCCGGCGACTTGTCAGTGCGCGACTGGCCCGGTGACACCGTGCGCCCGCGCACCTGGCCGGAGTTCCGTGATTTGGTGGTGTTCCTGGCCGGGCCCATGCCCACCGCCAGTGCTGACCAGGCTTTCTCGCAGGCGCACTTTGAGCACGTCTGCATCAAGTTTGGGGATCCGGCGCAACTGGCCAAGTACGACACCTACTTCGTTGACAGCCTGACCGTGCTTTCACGTCTGTGCTTTGCCTGGTGTAAGACCCAGCCGCAGGCATTCAGCGAGAAGACCGGCAAGCCCGACAACCGGGGTGCGTATGGCCTGTTGGGTCAGGAAATGATCACGGCACTCACGCACCTGCAGCATGTCCGCGACAAGCATGTCATTTATGTCGCCATCCTGGAGGAGAAGACCGACGACTTCAACCGGCGCTTTTACCAGCTGCAATTGGAAGGCAGTAAGACCGCGCTGGAGTTGCCCGGGGTGCTCGACGAGGTCGTGACACTGGCCATCCTCAAAGCCGACGACGGCACCAACTACCGGGGCTTTGTCACCCGCGCCGACAACCCGTTCGGGTTTCCATCCAAGGACCGCAGCGGTCGCCTGGACGCCATCGAGGAACCTCACCTCGGAAAACTCATCGCAAAGTGCCTGGGCCAGACGCCGGTCCCGGTCGCACCCGCACAGCAGAACACATCAATTTAGGGACTCACCATGAACGCCAACACCTCCAGCAATTGGAACGATTTCAACGACGCCGAAGCCCAGCACGGTGCCTTCGATCTGATCCCTAAGGGCACCATCGTGCCGCTGCGCATGACCATCAAGCCCGGTGGCCATGACGACCACGGCCAGGGCTGGACCGGTGGCTACGCCACCGAGTCCTTCGAGACTGGCGCCGTGTACCTCGCCTGCGAGTTCGTCGTCACAGGCGGCCCGTATGCCAAACGCAAGATGTGGTCGAACGTCGGATTGCACTCCAAGAAGGGCCCGACCTGGGGCCAGATGGGGCGCAGCTTCATCCGGGCTGCGCTCAATAGCTCGCGCAATGTCCATCCGCAGGACAACACGCAGCAAGCGGCGGCCGCGCGCCGAATCAACAGCTTCGCAGATCTGGACGGCATCGAGTTCATTGCCCGGGTCGACGTGGAAAAGGACGCAAAGGGTGAAGACCGCAACGTGGTCAAGATCGCCATCGAACCGGATCACAAGGATTACGCGGCGTTGATGGGCGGGGTGACCAAAGGTCCAGCAGGCGGAGGCAACGCCGGTGCTCCGGCACAGGCAACACCCGCATTCGCCGCGCCTGCGCGTGCAGCCCAACCTGCTGCAGGTACGACGATCAGCAAACCGTCGTGGGCACAGTAATGAAAGCCCGCCATGAAATGTTGGGTCTGCTCACGTCAGGCGCGCGGATTCGGGCACACGGAGAATCGGCACCGGGTGGGCGACCCCCGGCGATACCCAATCGACTGGGTGTTCTGCTCACGGCGCTGCCAGGACGCGTTTCACCAGCTGTACGGGTCCTGGACCTGGGCGCTGGACCAGGGCCTGCCACCGGAGGCTGCCATGGTTGATGCCACGCCTCTGGAAAAAGCAGCCATGCGTACCTGCCTGAAGTTCTTTGGCGAAGCGGCCAGTGCCATTGGCTTTGACAAGCCCCTTGGGGCTTACTCGGAGGCGGAAGCGATGTCAGTGATCGAAGCCATCGTGACCGCCTATGTCGACGAGATGGCCGCGCAGCACGAGCGCAGCAAATACCCGAGCGTGCGCATGCCCGGCGCAAACCCGGTCAATGACCCGATCCGCGAGTCGGCACCGCCGCTGTCAGAGAACCCGTTTGCGGACATGGTGGACGACCTGCCATGGGAGACGAAGCCATGATTGACTTCAACTCATCGGTAAGTCTCTCGGGCCGGCTGCAAGTTTTGGTCGACCAGGCACTGGAAGCCGAGCGTGATGCGACGCCGGCGCGAGAGTACCTGGGTGCGTCGCGTCTGGGCGCAGCGTGCGAAAGGCAACTTCAGTACGAGTACGTCAAAGCACCGGTGGACCATGGCAAAGGCTTCTCCGGGCGACTGCTGCGCATCTTCGAGCGCGGGCACCGCACCGAGGAGATGGTGATTCGCTGGTTGCGCATGGCTGGGTTTCACCTCAAGACCGAAGACGCCAACGGGCACCAGTTCGGCTTTTCCGTGGCTAGCGGTCGGCTACGCGGCCACGTGGACGGCGTGCTGATTGCTGGGCCCGATGGCTTTGCCTACCCGTCACTCTGGGAGAACAAGTGCCTGGGTGCCAAGTCCTGGCGCGATGTTGAAAAAAACAAGCTGGCGGTATCCAAGCCCGTCTATGCCGCGCAGATCGCGCTGTACCAGAGCTACCTCGAGTTGCACGAACACCCGGCCCTGTTCACTGCCGTAAACGCCGACACGATGGAGATCTACGCCGAATTGATTCCGTTTGACGCAGCGCTGGCACAGCGCATGTCCGATCGCGCCGCACGCGTGATCACAGCCAGTGAGGCGGGAGATCTTCTGCCGCGCTCATTCACCGACTCATCCCATTTCGAATGCAAGTTCTGCGCGTGGGCAGATCGTTGCTGGAGGACCGCCCCATGAAAACCACCTCACTGCATCCCCCTGTGGTCAGGGAGCCGTTCGTCGACGCCCGCGAAGCGGCCTACACCATGAACCTGCCGATGTACTACATGACCAATGCACGCCAGCGTACCAAGCTGTGCATCCCGCACTACCGAATCGGTCGGATGGTGCGCTTCAAGCTCTCAGAGCTTGCTGATTGGCAGCAACTGCACGGCAGCACTGCGCCCGCAGAAGGCTCGGACGGACGCGAGGTGTCTGATGAGTAAGCAGGGCGATCGCGATCCGCTGGATTTCAACGATTGCGCTGTGCCGGTTGACGTCAGCCTGGGTGCGGAGCGTCATGAGACACGTGCTGCCTTGCTGGCGCGCTTCGAATCGGTGCTGGCCACGATCTTTCCAGCAGGCAAGCTCCGGCGCGGGAAGTTCCATATCGGGGACATCTTGGGCAGCCCCGGCGACAGTCTGGAAATCGTCATCGATGGCGAAAAGGCCGGTCTGTGGACTGATCGTGCCACAGGTGACGGCGGCGACATCTTCGATTTGCTGGCGCGGCACATGTCGGTTGACGTGCACGTCGACTTTGCTCGGGTACTCCAGTACGCAGTTGAACTGACCGGCCGAGCCAGTCTCGCGCCAGCGCGTAAAGTCAAGCGCGAAGCCCCGGTAGACGACCTCGGCCAGGCCACCGCCAAGTGGGATTACCTGGACGCCACTGGGGCGCTGATCGCCGTGGTCTACCGGTACGACCCACCAGGTCGGCGCAAGGAGTTCCGGCCATGGGATGCGAAGCGCCGCAAGATGGCGCCGCCTAGCCCACGCCCGCTGTACCACCAGCCGGGTATCGCAGCGACCCACCAGCTCGTACTGGTCGAGGGGGAGAGGTGTGCACAGGCCTTGATCGACTTGGGGCTTTGCGCCACCACCGCTATGCATGGTGCGAACGCTCCGGTCGACAAGACTGACTGGTCGCCACTGGAGGGCAAAGTCGTCCTGATCTGGCCTGACCGTGATAAGCCGGGCTGGGAGTATGCCGACCGTGCGTCCCATGCCATTCTTGCCGCTGGTGCCGAGTCCGTTGCGATTCTGTATCCGCCCGCGGAAAAGCCGGACGGGTGGGACGCGGCAGACGCCATTGCCGAGGGCTTCGACGTCCGGGGTTTCCTGATGACGGGGGATCGCGTTCCAGTCGCTGCGCCGAGTGATGCGGCGACCGGAGACAAGCTGGTCGAGGGGGTTGACTGGACCACCGAGGATGGCCTGGCGACTGCGTTCACGCGCCGCTACGGTGAGGACTGGCGCTACTGCGCCCAATGGGGCAAGTGGCTGGTATGGACCGGGATTCGCTGGAATCCGGATCAGTTGCTCTACATCCAGCATCTGTCGCGCAATATTTGCCGGGCCGCGTCGTTCAATGCCGAAACGCCACGCTTGCGTGCACGTCTGGCCAGTTCGTCCACCATCAGCGCCGTGGAGCGTATCGCTCGCAGCGACCCCAAGCACGCGTCCATGGCCGAGCATTGGGATGCCGACGTGTGGCTCCTGAACATGCCCGGTGGCGTAGTCGATCTGCGAACGGGTGTTGTTCGCAACCACGACCGTGCCGATCGCATGACCAAAGTCTGCACTGCCGTACCGCAAGGCGCTTGCCCGAATTGGCTCAGCTTTCTATCGGACGTGACCGGTGGTGATGCCGAACTGATGGTCTATTTGCAGCGCATGGTGGGCTACTGCCTGACAGGGGTGACCAGTGAGCATGCACTGTTCTTCCTCTATGGCACAGGTGCCAACGGCAAGTCTGTGTTCGTGAATGTGATTGCCACCATCTTGGGTGACTATGCCGCCAACGCCCCCATG